ATGGACGCCAAGCGCTTCAAGGATGCGCGAGGGCTGGCGAATATTACCCTAAAAACCGCGATCGAAAGGTATGAGGAGGAGATCGGCGCCGAGCACCCGTTCGGGAAGAACAAGGGGGCAGTTCTAAAGATGTGGAAGAACAAACATGGCGACAAGACGCTAGACGAGCTTACGGATGAGTACCTAACAAAGTTTGTACGGGAGCGCCGTAAGGGCGGCGCCGGCGGCGTTACCATCAGCATTGATCTGACCTATCTGGCCGGAGTGCTCAAGACGGCTAAGGAGCTGTGGAAGCTCCCGGTCACACTCGAGGCAGTGCAGGCCGCGCGGGCCAACATGGCGCACTTGAAAATCTCCACTAGATCGGAAGAACGCCGGCGCCGCCCTACTCCGGACGAGATAGTGGCCCTGTGCGAGCACTTCGACAGGCGGTCGACATTACCCATGCGGGACCTAGTGCATTTCGCGATCGCATCTGCAATGCGCATCGAGGAGATCACTATGCTCCGCTGGGTCGACCTGAACGAAGCCGATCGCACCATCATTATTCGAGACCGCAAACATCCTCGGCAAAAAAAGGGGAATGATCAGGAAGTACCATTGCTTGGAGACGCCTTTGAGATTGTAAAGCGGCAACCGCGACCGATAAACCCGTCATCGGAATGCCGCATCTTTCCTGTCAAAGCCGCTACCGTCAGCACAGTTTTTCCCAGGGCGACGAAGGCGCTTGGTATTGAAGACTTGCATTTCCACGACTTACGCCATGAGGGCGTTTCTCGACTGTTTGAGCAGGGGTATCAGATCCAAGAAGTTGCGCTGGTGTCGGGCCACCGCGACTGGAAGATGCTAGCCCGGTACACACAAATCAAGGCGAAAGATTTACACCGGTAGTTCTTATTGCACACGAAAATGGGGAGAATCAAACAGTGTCGAGCACCGTACGCAACTCAGAGGAGGTCACGGAGCGCGAAATCTATATCGCACGGGTTAAAGACCTGCAAACTCTTCTTCGCCATAGCCTCAGGCTTTACCAAGCGATACCGGAACCCGCGAATCACGAACTCGCACTTCAATATTCGCAAGCGGTGTACTTCAAGTTTCTTACCCACGGGGTAAGCCTTCTGAATCTGCTACCAGATGGGCCATCCAAAGCTGGAAAAGCATGGGATCTTAGTTCTGCCTCGGCACTCGCACGCTGCATGATCGAGGCATTTGAAGCATTGGCTTATATCTCACTTCATAAAGTCTCAGAAGAAGAACAGACATTTCGGATCAAACTCTGGAGGGCACACGATTGTGAACGCAGGTTGCAAATGATGAAGCTCGTCCCAGTCGACGAGGTGAAAACTTCGATGTGCTCCAAGTGGCTTGAGGACGCTAGAGAAGAGCTAATGGCATGTTCGTTTTTCAAAACCCTAGACCTTCCTCAACAGAAGAAGCTCCTGAAGGAGCTGCCTGCGTACCACATAAGTCACGAGGAGATTTGCAGATCATCAAACATCGATTTCGAGTACTACCGGCTTTCGAAAATGATGACATCCCAACATGTTCACACAGCAAGTTTTGCTATCCACCATCTCGACCGGCACATACCGGCGTCCGACGAGGGCTACAGAAACATGACTATGGCGATCACACCAGCCGTGGTCTTCTTAGCGAAAGCTATTGTCGATTTACGCGTCCTGTACGGGCTGGCCGATGAAGAACTGGACTCAACTGACGCCGATGTGCTCTCAGAGTACCTTCCCTTTCTTGACGGCTTACGTCAATGGCGCGTGGAGAGCCCTTCCGGTACTTAACAGGCGTACGGGTTAAAGTTGACTCATACATTCATGCTAGGGACCGACTACACACTAAGCTGAACCGACCACTCCTGAACGTATGCTGGCCCGTTGTCGCCTTGCGGCCGCTCCTCACCTTTGAACAGCATGCGCTGGCCATGCATCGACGTAAGACGGGCATCATACAGGTCGGGAATCAAAGGGTCGCTCACCTGACTATGCGGATCGGACACGCTGGCCAAGACCGAGCTCCCCAGCGTGTAAACCCGCACTTCACCTTCAACGTAAGGCGTCGCGCCGATCGCTCGATCGGACATTCGCTTTCCGCTCTCTCTCAACCGTTTCACCTTTCCATACATGCGCCGGAGTGTAGCACTGTTGAGCGGAACCAAAACTGACCGCCTGTGGCGCGAACGTGAGTGCAGACGTCTGCACTACCCCTTCGTTAGAACAGTCCAGCCGGCTCTGTTGTGCGGTCCCAACTATAGATGATCACTTCTGCGCGCTCGACGCCCTTACCACCACCAACCGTATAGCTGACCGGGACCGTATCCATCTGAAAGTCAGCGAACACACGGCGGATCTCGGGATGATCGTTCAGGCTCACGATCGCCTTCCCCTTCAGGCGCTTCATCAGGGCCGCCATCTTCTCGTATTCCTTAAGTCCAAAGTCGACACCGTACCCTTCGGTCTCCCAATATGGCGGATCGAGGTAGAACAGCGTATGGGCGCGATCATATCGCTCCATCAGCCTGTGCCAGTCCATGTTCTCGATGTAGGCGCCCGACAGCCGCAGGTGGGCAGCAGACAAGTTCTCTTCGATCCGCAGCAGGTTGATCGGCGGCGTGGTCGTCGCCGTGCCCCAGGTCTGTCCTTGCACCTTGCCGCCGAACGCATGATGCTGCAGGTAGAAGAACCTCACGGCGCGCTGGATGTCCGTGAGCGTGTCTGGTGGCGTCTCCTGATGCCACTTAAAGACCTCACGACTGGCCAGCGCCCACTTGAAGTGCCTTACGAACTCCTCCAGGTGATGCTGCACGACGCGGTACAACCTGACCAGCTCGCCGTTGATGTCGTTGATGACTTCAACCTTCGCCGGCGGCCGCATGAAGTAGAGCGCGGCGCCGCCGGCGAAGACTTCGACGTAGCACTCGTGCGCCGGGAACTGAGGGATGATGTGGTCGGCCAGGCGTCGCTTACCGCCGATCCATGGAATGATGGGTGTTGCCATTAGTAAACCTTACAGTTGCGATTGTGCTAAACTCGCGCCGCCTTCCGGAAGGTGGCAGAGCCTTGCTTGGTTCACTGGCGAGAACAGTGGATCGAGGCCGACATCGGTTGTTGACGCAACCGGCGCCGGCGCTCTGTCTTTACTACGGGGCGATGGCCCCTACTTCGTAGAAGCCATGCCTTAGAGCCCAGTCCTGCAGCGCGCTTATTTTTTCTCGGAGACGTTCGGTCTCGAGGTCTGCGTCTCGGACGAGGTCTCGAAGATGCCGCTCAGTCGGCTTTGGTAGCTCGATGTATTCGGTCGCTCTGGCGTCATGAGCGATGACGGGACCTGGGGCTTCGGCGCCGCCGGCAGCGGCACACTCGCGGGCAGGGACTGCGATGCGCAGCCGCAGACGATCGGCAGCAGCACGCTCAGCAGCGATACGCTTTTCAGCTTCATTCAGATTCCTCTGGTAGGTGGCCAGGGTGGCCCTGGTAGACACGATGTCCCGTTGTCGCTCGGCTTCGTTATGGGCCACCGCGATCCGCACGTCGTGCATGGCCGCGTCCGCACGTTCCGTCTTGTCGCGCTCCCATTCGAGCCGGACATCGTCGGCGCCGAAGTGGTAGCCAGACAGGGCCGCGATCGATACCGCGCCAAGCAAGGCCGCTCCAACGGCAGCGACCTTCAATTGCTCAACGATCATGCTGCTGCTTCCTGGCTGTCGAATCGCTGGAGACTCCGGCCATTCATGACCGCAATGAGAATCTTCGCGTAATTCGGATCTGTCGCGTAGCCGGCTGCAGCTGCGGCACGAGCCCAACCTTCGCCAGTGCTCTCATCGAAGCAGGCCGCATAGCGCGGGTTCACCTTGAAGAAGCGCGCGCGATCGGCGATGCACTCATCAAAGTTGGCGTATGCGCGGAACTTGGCGACCAGGTCGACGCGCTTGCCGTCCACGTATTCATGGGTCGGTACGTCGACGGTCTTGCCTTTCCAGGAGCGGTTGGCCTTGATGCCGAACAAGTTGTTGCCAGGCGCGCGCGAACCCCAACCGGATTCGAGCGCAGCTTGGGCGATGGTGAACGAGGCCGGGATGCCATGCTCTCGGTGGACACGTTGGGCGGCCGGCAGTAGCAACGCAATGAAGGCGGTAGGCGGCATCAGATGATCTCCCGCACGTCCTTGACCAGATCAGCCAGATCGGCATCGCGGCGCTTCTCGATGAACTTGAACAGCGCGCGAACAATGACCCAAGCCGGCAAGCCGCACGTGAACATGAAGCCGCCCTGGGCAATCTGGCCCAGCAGGTCATCCGACCAGTGTTCGATACCGAGGTACTTGATGAGCGCGGCGCCACCGGCGATCGAGCCGACGACGGTGCACGCCAACGCCACGCGCCACTCCTTCTTGCTGCCGGGCGGCGTCATGGCCATCACGACGAAGGACGCAAGCCCGGCGCCGATGCCCATGCCGACCAGGCCGCCGATGATTTTCATGCTTGCTGCGCCGGCGGCCGCGCCGGAAATTGGTTCACTCATTGGGGTTCTTTCGTGGTTAGAAGTCGCCCGGCATGCTGTCCAATTCATGCGCACTTAGGATTACCGGGTGCGCACAGTCTCTCGCTCTAGCGGTCCCATTTCTAGGGAGAAATGGGACTATTTCATGCTTTGCTGCCGCGGAGGTCGACGCGCTGCAGCTTCGGGTGGAAGCACTGGAACAGGTCGTTCGGCGTGACCCGGTGCGCCTCCGCCGGATCAAGGAGGATCGTGCCGCCGGCCATCAGCAGCGCGAACACCAGCTCGCTGCACCACCAGGTCGACGTGTCGTTCCAATCGTCCGACGCCATGAAGGGAATGCCCAGGGCGCCCCCGAAGTCGTAGCCGCGGCCGTCCTGCTCCTCGCCGAAGGCGATCGCCTTCTCGAGGTCAGGTACCCATACGGTCATGTCCTGGTACTGGACTACCCCCTTCATCACCTCATCGACTGTCGTCGCCCTGCAGCCGTCGGTCATCGATGCCTCGTAGGCGCGGCCGCCCGCGATCGCGACCACGTGACTGAAGAAGCGGGAGCCGGAGCAGCGCGCTATCACCAGGCTCGCCGGGTTCCATGGCCACTTGGTGGTGAACCTTACCGTAACAACGCCAGCCGCCATCTCAGTTCGCCTCCTCGACAGGCCGCGATACCTCCCATCGGATTGCAGCTATTTCTTCCGGCGTACTCGCGGCGGCCAACTGCGCCTTCAATTCCTGCGAGTGATTGAAGTTCCTGGTGCCCTGGGCGGTCATCGCAGCGTACAGAGCGCGGAAGGCGTCGACGGTGGCCAGATCAAGCATCGAGTTGTCGAGTGCCTTCCAGCCGCCGGGGAATCCCGTCGGGAACTCACTAAAGAGACCGACGTGATTAGCAACGCCATCGATATCCGAGCGAGACAGCGCATCGCACGCGAACTGCTTCCCGGCGTGCGGGAACGTGGACATATTTGCGTCGGCGCGCCAGGCGTTGATTTCTTGGTTCTTGGCCGTCTTCATGTCGTCGACGCTGACGTTGATCTCGGCAAGCTCTGCGGGGGTGGCATCGCGCACAATGCCGTCTACCATAATCTGCTTCGTCATTTAATCATTCCTGTGACCGAAAACACGGATAGTGCCGGCGGTAAAAACATCACTATTGCCGGGGATGATGCGAAACCCTCGAGCGGGTTCTGGCATCGAAATGCCGGCCCCCATCGCGAACTGAAATCGGGTGTCGCCAAACCCACGAAATTCAAGACTCTTCAGGACGCCGTTTGCGTTCCGGATCTCAGCCGTTCCAGTAAGGACTGAAGACGATGCGAGGGCGAGTCCAGACGCGGTTGTGCCATTCCCTGTGAGCACCCCGCCGGAATAGCCAGAGGTAACTACCCCACCTGCCGTCACCAGCTGGAGAACTGGTGTGGTGCCCGAGCTGGACTTGGACACCCCGTTCAACTCAATCGAGTACTTGTCGTAGATTGGGTTGAAAATGTTCGGATAATCGATCGCCACTAACTGCGACGTAATCGTTGCAGCGGCAAGCGGATCGACGCTCCTTGCCCCGATCTGGCCCCGATCGCCTGTGCGCTGGAAAAACAGCAACAACGAATCGCCGCTCACAAACGGGCTGGTCGAGCTACTTCCCGTGCACACCACGGCCAGGTTGCGGTAACCGGCCGGAGCCGTGCGCGCAGAGACGTCGAACGTCATCCATTTACTCATGTCGCCTTGCTTCGTCAGGCGAATCGTGCCTTTTACCAGGCTGGTCGACGCGTCGAATGTATCGATCAGCGTCGTGTAATCCTGGCCACCTGCTGTCAGGTCAAGCCGCATCACGGTCGAAGCATTTTGCGCGGCACTGGACAGCCGCAGCTTGCCGGCGCCCGGGTCGGCGTCCGCTGTTGCCGTGTCGAAGGTGTAGGGCAATGCATACGCGCCGCCGGCCAGCGCTGCATTGAATGCTGCCAGGGTTTCATTGACTTCTCGCCCCCACTTCGGGAAGTTCTGGAAGACATATGCGACCAAGTCGTCGAACAGCTTCTGCTCTTGGTTACGAGCAGGCATTTTTGACTCATCCAGGAACGTAGTTATCCCTGCCATTAAACAGCTCCTTCAATTGTGAAACTCATAAGTGATTGAATTTGATACTGGATGACGATCTTGAAGCTGCCGTATCGACCGGCGATGATCGTGCTGCCGAAGCTCCCGCCCCCAAAGAAGACCAGCATCTTCTGCCGGCGCTCGAACAGCCACGCATTCAAGTAATCGATCTGATGGTTATCCACCACCACGTCCAACGTCATACGCTTTGCGTACGGCCTCAACGTGGTTTTGCTGGTACCGTCCATGTTGAAGGTCGTGCTCGAGTAGTCCTTGCCCTCGAGTCCCATCCCAAGAAGCGTCGGGCCGAACTCGTCGACAGGCCCGAGGGCGCACATGCCGCACTTGGCTATTCCGCCGATTTTCCTGATCGAGATCGTGACTAGCGCTTTGGCGTAGACTGGCAATTGCAATGTGCCGAAGTAGTCCTTCCGCTTGATGCGCTTGAAGCACCAGTTAAAGAACGAGCTCCCCGACGTGGACTGCACCAGTTCAGTGGTCTCGCTGTACACGATTCCCTCTGTCGGATCGACCACGCTGATACGGACTTCATCAGCGAACACGTTGCCCAGGTAGAGGCCCTGGCTGATCGTCTCAGGCGCGAGAACGATCAGTATTTCATCGGGCATCTCCGTCTGTGTGTTGTTGTATTCGTCAAGCATCTTCCATCGGTTCGTCACGCCGCGAGGCGTCCAGGCCGAGGTGTCGGTCATCGCCTTGCCGATGTTGTTGGCGATAAGCGACTGGAACACGCTGTGGGACGCCGGGTCGTATACCAGCGCGTCTTTCGCATAAGTGCTGGTCGCGCTATAGACCGATTCAGGGATCGGCACGTTGGAATACACAAGGCCGGCACCGCTACCGATGACCTCACCGGCATCAAGCAGCGCATATGGCGCCTTGCCGAGATCGGCTTGGTCGTACGTCACCCGCAGCGTGTTCGGCGCAGCGGTCTGCTGGGCGCCGTTGCGATCGAAGTACGACGCCGGCGCCGCCCGCGTGCAGGTCACGTCGCCGAAGGTCACTGGGTCAAGAACGATCATCGGAAACCACTTTCATTGCGAGAGGCGTATCGCCATAAATTGCTGCATCCAGGTGCTCGGCCGTGGCCTGAGCGCTCTTCGCGATCGCACGATTCTCCGCACTGTTCGCTTCTCGCAACTGCCGGACTTCCTCGCGAAGCGCACGGATCTCGGCTGCGAGCGCAGCACCGTCGTTGTTATCGGAACGGGTGCCTCCCAGCATGTCCGCAGTCTGCTGATTGCTCCAGATCCTTGCTGGCCCAGTTACTTCGAGCTCAGGACCGTTCTCACCCACAAGCCGCAGGCCGCCGGTATGCATGCCGCCGGCCGCGAAGCCGGGGACAGTGTTTCGCTTCTTGTATTCGTCAGTGCCCTTAGCGACATTCAGGAAATCCGCCTTCTCTGCGGCGTCCATGTTCGGTCCGTAGGCCTTCATCCAGAACGCAAGTCCTTCTGCATCGGGGGCACGCCCCAGGACGCTCTCGTACAGGCGATTGAGGTCCGCCTCGGTAGAGTTGGCGATGCCGTCGACGATCTGCGAAACAGGCGTGCCACCGGCGGCAGCGTTCTTCCACCACTCCAACCCCGCAGCATCCGGCGCCCGGCCGAGGTGCGTCTGGTACGCGTTGTTGATGGCGGCGCCAGCCGAGACCACCGGGTTCTGCTGCGCCGCCAGCATCGCTCCGTGCAGTGCTTTTAGCGCATCCGCGATCGACAGGCCGATCGTGCGCAGCCCCTTCAATTCGGCAATCTGCTCCTGCTCGTGTTGCAGCATGCTCTCGTATCGTCTGACCTGCTCCTCGAGCGCCTTAAGGCTTCGCTCTTCGACAGACAATGCAGCATCAGAGAGGTCGGCCAAGGCATCGAGATCTACTTGAGTCGAAAACACCTCACGCTGGTAATCGAGGTAGCTGCTGAACGAATCCATGGAAGGGCCGCGCCCCAAATTCGCCAACGTGCGCTGCAGCGCGTCCGGATCCGGCAACGTCCCACCTGCACGGGCAAGTGCCAGCACAGCAGCCAGTTCGCTTCGCGCATTGACTCGACTCGCCTCTTGCTGCTCGGCGGTTTGCATGCCGTCAAATGCACTGCGCAGCGCGCTGGTCAGGCTTTTCAGCTTGGCGACAGACGCGCTGCGGATCTCGATGTCTTCCTGCAGGGCCGCGATCTGCCGTGCCGTTACCTGCTGCAGCACATCGTAAGCACCATCAACGCCAGCAAGAAGCCCAGCCGCCACGCTCAACGCGGCCTGCCTCGTTTCCTCAGCCGCTCGCCGCTGCTCCTCCGCCGTGCGCGCCGCCGCCGCTTCTTGCTCCCTGATCGCCGCAGTCAGCGACTCGGTTGTCGGATATAGCTGCGCAAAACCGGCCTGCAGGTTCATCAGCGCTGAGAATTGCTTTGCTCCCGCCTCCGTCGCGAGGTCGAGACCCAAGACAATATTCTTGAACTCCTCGCGGGTGTCGACGTCAACATAACCAAGGGCTGCAAGCTGCTCGGTCACCAGTTTTAACACCGGCGCGTTTCGCTCCCCTTGCGTCAGGAAGTTCTGATGGAAGTAAGCGGTGTTTGCCGAAAATGAGTCGAGTCCCCCAGCAGCCTCGAGGAGACGCTCACGCGCTCCCAGGGACGCAATACCAACTTGACCGAATGCCATACCAATACCGGTCAGCGCGTCATCCACCACGGCATAGTTCGTGGCAAGACGCTGCAGCGTGGCCGACGCCGCCTCCCCTTTCAGCTGAAAATTCACCAGCTCCGGAATCAGGTCGGTGGCCATGGTATTGGCCAGCCCCTCGAAGTAAGCGGTGATGTTCGCCTGGGTTTCGGCGTCGGTCTTGCCAATCGCGATATTGAGGGCGTCGGTACGACTGGCGATGCTGGTCGCGTCTGCCCCGAGCGCCTCGGCGAATGCACGAGTAGTAACCTTCATGACGCCGTAGGCATCGGACAACGCCTGGTCCATTTCTGGTGCCACGTCCACGCGATCGAAACCGGATTTATCGCTGCGGAACCAACCGCCCTTCTGCTTCCATTCCTGGATCACCTTGCCGTCGAAGCCGCTCTCACCCAGAGTGCCGGCGAGATTGCTGCCCACGACTTCCTTTGGCTTATGGCCGAACATGCGATTTACGGCCCCGCCGAGCAGGCCACCGACCAGGGAGCCGAGGGCCGTCCCCAGTGGGCCAACAATCGTGCCGACAGCGGCGCCAATCGCTGCGCCAGCGTTCACAGTCGAGTTGCCAGAACCACCAAGCGCCGAGAAGCCATTCGAGATCGCACGGCCTCCCATTACGCCACCGACGACACCGCCAGCAATCCCCGCCGCCGTGCCGAGGCCCTGGGCGACTGGCGTGAGCGCCTGGCCACCTGCAGTTGCCAGACCTTGCGATGCCAAGGGCGTGTAGCCCATCGAGCTCATGATGTTTTGGGCAAAGCCAGCCACGGTGTCCCCCAGGGCGGCGAAGCCGCCCTGCATCGCATCGTAGATCCCTTTGACCGAGCTGATGGTGCTCCCAATACCGCCACTACCGGCGCCGGCCGCACCTGGCGCAGCACCGAGACCGAACTGGTTAAGCACACTTTGCCCGAGTCCGTTCAACGTTCCCGACACGGGCTGTAGCACACCCTGGATCACTGGACGAAGCACCAGGGTGTTGAACATGTTCTTCAGCGTGTCGACCAGGTTCTCGGCAAACCCTTTGCCATTCTCGAAGCCGCGCAGCAGTGCATCGGTCAGGGACGACTCGATCGTCTCGGCCATACGCTTGCCTTCATCCGCCAGCTTCTTGACCGCCTCTATCTCGGCATCGTGGACGGTTGCAGCGGCCTGGGCATTGCGCAGGCCTTTCAATGCATCGATCCTGCGCTGGATGTCGGCAACGCCAGCATCGGACAAGGCGAGCGACTGCTTCGCTGCCTCGAGCTCGGCAATCTGGACATCAGTGATCGCCTCCGGCAGCATGCCGTAGGTGCGGATCTTCAGTTCCAGGGCGTCGGTCTGCTTGACGATTCCATCGATATCACGGTCAACCGCGGCAGTGGCCTCGTCCAGCAGCTTTTTCTCATCTGCAGCAGCCTTCGCAGCCGCATCGTTTGCAGCTTTGATTGCCGGCTGTTTGGCAAGCAAATCGGCCTGTGCCTTCGTCAGCTGATCGACCGAGATAGTGCCGTTCGCATACGCCTTGCTGAGCGCCTCCCATTCCTGGGAAAAGGTTCCACTCAGGCCAGACAGCTCGGCCAGCAGTTTGGCTTGCGCCTGCTGCTCCTGGTTCAGTTTCTTGGTTTCGGCCGCGATCTCGGCCGCGCTCTTGCCGAGCACGGTTCCATGGCGCACGATAGCGGCCATCTCTTCCACAGAGGCGTCACCGCTGGCGCCCCAGGCGGCCGCAATCGAGCTTGCCGTGTCCGACCAGCTCTTGCCGATGTCGGCTTGCCACTGGCGGCCGATCTCCGCTGCCATTTTGAAATCGCCCTGAATAAACGCGACCAGCTGGGCAGCCCCCGCACCAAGGGTCTTGCCGACCGTCGAGAATACCTCGACGATACCGACGCCGACGGTGTAGAGTAGCTTGAGTCCGGAGGCAAGGAACTGGGCGGTGTTCCTGAGGGTGTCGCCCTGCGTGGCGGTCTTGAGGAATTGGCCAGCAAGGGTGCTCAGCGTCGGCAGCAGTTCTGCCGCCACGCCCCGAGCCACACCCTGAGTTCCGAGCATCAGCAGGTCCAAGGTATCGTTGAAGGATCCGGCTTGCTCGACCGCTTCTTCGCTCAGCGACAGGCCGAGCTGGCGCGCCATCGCATCCATCTCGCGCAAGCCCTCGGAACCGCCGTTGAGCAGCGGGAGCATGGCGGCCCCTGACTTGCCGAACACCTCCTGGGCGAGGGCCACCTTCTGGACGCCCTCCTCCATGCCGGCGAACTCATCCGCCAGCTCGTACAGCATATCTTTGTTACTCTTGAACGAACCGTCCAGGTTCTTCGAGCTGATGCCGAGCTTTGCGAACGCGTCACCGTTGTCGACGATCTGCTTGGACAGCTTCGTCATCGCCCCTTCGAGGGCGCTCGCTTCCATGCCCCCCATCTGGAAGGCCAGCTCGAGGCCGGCCAGGTCTTCCACCGCAACGCCGATCCGTTGTGACAGGTCGCTCGCCGCGTCAGTAGCGTCGATCGCACCCTTGATCCAGCCGGTGAAAGCCGCGATCGACAGCGAAGCCCCTACCGCGCCAAGCACGCCGCCGATGACGCCACCAGCTTGCGAGACCGTCTCCAAGGCGTCGGTTGCTTGCTCGCGGAACCGACGGAACTCGGAAATTGCGCGATCGGCAACGGCTGTGATGATTACTCGAGATTCGCTCACTTCTTTCGTTCACTCCATCCTGACAAGGTCGCGCGCTCCATCGCTTGCACTTCCGAAAACAACTTGGGCCATTCCTTGCGCCTGATCTTCCACGCATCGCGCACCACGAGGACGCTCTGGTAATTCAGACCAACCGCGCCGCCTGGCCCGACGACCCACTGGGTCGACACGGCCTGGAAGAAGTTCCAGGCCTTGACACATTCAGGCCAAAGGTAGAGAGGTTCGGCCCGTTGCCGCTCATAGACCGGCGCCAAGCCGAATGCCGCCGCGGCCTCGCTGACAGCCTCGTCGTCCAGCTCCTCCTGGTCTTCGTCGACGATCCAGCCCAGGGCCGCGTAGCGCGCGACCTGCGCTAGTTTTTTGCTTCGGCGCTCGTCTCCTTGGCGAAGGCGTTGAAGCACACCAGGGCCATGCCAGGGATGTTCAGCAGCGCATCGAATGCCTCGGGGCAGAATTCGGCCGGCTGGCTGGCCTCCTCGTCGACGACCAGGCGCTGACCACTCCAGTCGGTGGTGACTTCGCGCAGCACGTCCTTCATGTCGAATTCGCCGCTGCTGATGCGCTGTTTGAGGTCGTCCGCCTGCAGACGCGAACAGGTCAATGTGAACTTGAACGGCACGGGCTGGCCCTTGCCATCCTTGGTGGCGCCCCTGACGGTGACGAGGACGGTTGGGCTGATAACGGTGGTAAAGCGCTTGCTCATGATTTTTCCTGTGTCGATGCGGGCCAGGCGGCCCGCGTGGTTATGCAAAGCTGGTGATGATGCGGATCTCGTCGTTGCCGGCGACGGGCGTGGCGCGCACGTTGTAGCCGATCAGGCGCTCGCCATTCAGCTCTTCCTTGGTCGGCTCCTTAAACTGGGCCGCCGGCAGGAACACGGCAACTTTGTCGTTCGGGACAGTGCCGTGGATCAGGCCGAGCGTTTCCTTCGTGGCGGCTTTGACCTTGCCCATGAACGACACTTCCTGCGCGGCAGTCTGTTTGAGCTTGACGGCGCCGGTGACTTCACGGTCGGTGATGGCCACTGACTTCCCGCCCAGGATCTTCTGGAAGGTCGCCGTGACGCCCAGGTCGATGGTCAGGCCCTGGCTCGGATATTCGACGCCGCCAACGAAGGCTGGCGCGGTGGCGATGCCGTGGGTGGCGCCAATCGTGATGTTTCCCGAGTTGTCGTCGGTGACGATCTGCGGCACGCGCCAGGCGGTCAGGGTCGTGGACGGATTATTCAGCGCAGCGATGCCGCCATCGACACCGATCAACTTGAAGCTGATCACTGGCTTCTCGCCGACAGTCAGGTTCAACGACGCGGTGCCGCGCACACCCAGGAGCTTGTGCAGCACGCCGTCGTCGAAATAATAGATCGACGACGACTCGAAGCCGCCGGAGATCGGGACGTAGTCGACACGCACGCCAGCGGTGATGATCTCGGCAAAGCCGATCGAGCGCATGAGCGGTCCCCATGCCGGGGCCTTGCCCGCCGTACCGGCGCCGACCAGCTCGATGTCGAATCCGCATTCGACGTACGACGCGCCTGGCAGCTCTTCGGACGCGCCCAGGTATTCGCGAATGATGTCGCGCTTGATCCATTCGGCGTTCAGAGCATTAATCGACACGTTGCTGATCACGAGCGCGTTGGCCGCACCTTCAGGGATCGAGTCGACGCCATACTCCTCTTCGAGCTTCGCGAGGATCGCCGTCTTGCGAATCAAGCGCTGGGTTTCCACAGCCATGTGTTACTCCTGTTCTTTCGGTTCACGGACCGGTTCGATCTTGACGAGCTCGCCGGTACCAACATTTCGGACGTAGCTGCCGCCCACCGCAGGGTCTTGCTGCGGCGCGGGCACCAGTGCAGACGTCTGCACTTCGTCAGCGTTGACCAGATCCGGCGTACTCGCGCCGGCGGTTTTCAGGTATTTCATAACTTCAGGGTTCTCCCGTTGGTTTGGTGTTTCACTACGAAGCGCGCGCTGACGCACGCCACGCTGTTGTCCAGCTCCTCGAAGTCCCAAGCCAGGGTGTCGCCTGGCAGAGGGCTGATGTCCATCACGCCGTAGCCGAGGCCCGAGCCGGCATCGAGGTTGTCGAAGACGCTCTCGAGTAGCTGGTCGGCGATCGTGCCCGGCACGTCGTCGGCGCCATCCCTGCCATAGCACTCGATCTCGATCAGCGTGTCCCACGCCGTGCGGCCGCCCAGTTGCTTCACTTCCTGCGACAGCGAGCGACCGAGACGGACCACGATGGCCCGGCTCTTGTCGTTGCTCAGCGAGCGTCGACGGTTGACGTAGACGCGGTCGACCACGATCGCCGGATCGTCCTGCAGGCGCTGTGCGATCGCCTTCACAATCTCCATATGCTGGGTCGTCATGCCTTCTCCAGGAGGACCAGGCTCAGGCCAGTCGGCAGATAGCTGTCGGCCTGGCAGTCGGCCACCTTCCATGCCGCGCCGTTGACGGTGATGCGTATCTCGTCGAAGTCGGCCGGCACCCGGTCGTTGGCGATGACCATTTGCGGCGCCGCCGCGCCCATGCCCATACCGACCATGCCGTTCCTGTACTCGGCGTCGAAGATGACGGGGATGTCACCCTCGACGCCGGGGATCCGCGCAATGGCATTCGACAGGCGGTCCATCGCGAGCCGGTTCAGGCGGGCTTCGAGCTGATCGAACATCACGCGTTGATCTTGATGCGGACAGTGGCATCGCCATTGCCTGCCGGCGCCGCCGCGTAGCCGGCGAGTTCATGTGCAGCGTCGGCGGTCTTGGTCAAGCGGAAGTCGCCGGAGTCCCAGTACAGTTCATCGCCTTGGGCGACAACCTCGGTAGGCACCTTGGCGACGTTCCAGACGCCGGTAACAGCCACCGAGCCGGTGCTATGGGCCGGGATATCACCCAGGGCGATGCCGACACGCTTGCCCATCGTCACCATCAGGCCGGACGCGACTGGGTCGGTGCCGGTGGTGTAGTCGAGCACGTCGCCCTCTTGCACGTAATTCTTTGCCATTGCTGGCTCCTCTTGAAGTCAGTGAGCGCCGCTCAAGCGGCGCTGCAGTGGAAGGTCAGGGTTATTCGCCCTGATTGACGGCCAGTGTGCGGAAGTCCAGGGCCTTGACGCCGGCATCCATGCGCACCTTGAACTCGACGCCGTCGCGGGTCCAGCCATCCTGCTGCTCCAGAGTCGGCGCCTGGTTGCCGTCGAGGTATTGCACTTCGACCGTGTCATGGACGTTCTGGTCAGCGGCGCCGTACCAGGTGGAAGGATCAGCGTCCAGGCGAGCATCGCTGATGACTTCGAAGGTGCCGCGTGCCGAGTTCGGTACGGTGTTGTTCTTGGCGCCCGCGCCGACTTCGTATTCGCTGTCCTTGACCACCAGCGCGGTGCCTTCCAGGGCCACCGGCACCAGCAGCTTGGCCAGACGGATATTCAGCGCGCGCGCAGTGCCATCGGTTTGCGTACGCATCCGGGCGCGCATGGCATTGACAGAGGCCGTGTTGATGCCTGCTGCGGCCAGGATGTTGGCGTGGTCTTCGTGGAACAGCTCCTTGCCATCGGCCATCAGCGGGTTGTCCATCAGGATCGCGTACACCAGGTCACCGATCGTGCGGATCGCGGCGCGACCCATGCGACGCGGGATCTTGGTGAATGCGTCCAGGTCGTCGTTGATGATGGTCTGGCGGGTCAGCGAGAACATCTTGCCGTAGGTCGCCAGCTGGACGGTTTCACCACGCTCGCCGACCTCGGCATAGCGGTACTCGCCGCCGTCCTGGATCCTGTCCAGCGAGGGGAAGGTGTTCAGGTCGACACGCTTGCCCGGCTTGAAGTCGCCCATGGTGCCGACCGAGGTCCACAGCTGGAACGTTTCTTCCGCTTCTTCGTAGCCCTTCATCATGGCCTTGTCGGCGACATTGGCCAGCAACAGCGGGAAGTCCGAACCGGTCTGCGTGAATGCGGCCGCGACCACGTCCATCTTGCCCATGCCGCGCGCGCTGACGCCGGCGTGGGCCAGGCATTCGCGCGCCAGGTCCATCAGCGAAAAGCCGCGATAGTTATTCGCCTTGTCGTCCTTGTCCAGGTTGCCGCGCGCCAGGATCGAAGCTTGGGCGCCGGCGCGGAATTTATCGCGCTCGTCTTCCAGAGTGACGATGTAGTTGCCGGCGACCGGCGTCGCGCCCTTGCCCAGGTGGGCCAGCAGCTTGGTGTTCGCCTGCTCGACGGTGCAGTCGTGATCGTCAGCGCAGGCCGTCTGCAGGGCAGTCACGCCTTCGAGGCTGGCGAACGATGCGAATGCAGCGGCGATGCCGGCACGGCGGGTTTTGTCGGCCGCCAGTGCGGCTTGTGCTGCAGCTTTTGCTGGATCCAGGGCCGGGTCGGTGCCCGCCGGGTTGGTGGTGCCTGGCATGGTGTTGCTCTCCTTCGATTGTGGTTGAGGCGCGGTAGATGCCGCGGGGGTATTCGGCTGCGGGAACGATGCATACCGCGCCTTGATGGAATCCTTCAGTTGCGCGCTGGCGGCGACCGGCAGACCAGCGACCACGACGTCGACGAACTTGGCGGCCAGGGCCTGCTCGGCGGTGTACCAGTGGTCCTTGCCGTCGGTGAGCAGGGCCAGCATCTCGGCCTTGTCGCCGCCGGTCTTCGATGCATAGGTGGTCGACATCGCGTCGGCCCAGCTGTCGAGCATGTCGGCGTAGTCGCGCATGGCCGCGCTGTTGCCCGAGTTCCAGCCCCACGGCGCGTGGATCATGATCTGGGCGTTCTCCGCCATCTCGACGGTATCGCCGGCCATGGCGATCAGACTGGCGATGGATGCGGCAATGCCATCCACGACGGTCGTCACGGTCGCCTTATGACGCTTGAGCGCGTTGTGGATTGCGATGCCGTCGGTCACCGAGCCGCCGTAGCTGTTAATGCGCACGGTGAGCTGCTCGACGTCGAGGGCCATCACTTCGCGCACGAAGGCAGCCGCCGCGATCGTGTCGCCGTACCAGCTCTCGCCGATGTCGCCGTAAATGAGGATCTCCGCCGAGGAAGCCTGCACTGCACCCGCGGCGCTTGCGCGGGCGCGGATGGTGTACCACTTCGGCGGCTGGTTCTGGTTTGCTATGGGCATCGTCCGTATTCCCTGTCGAATGCTTCGTTATGAAGTCGTCAGTTTGTTTGCGATGGAGTCCCATTTCTAGGGAGAAATGGGACAGTTTTTGATGGGCACAAAGTAAAAGGCCACCTGGTGATGGCTCGTCGGCGCAGCGCTCTACGCGTCCTTGTCCGCGTCCTCGGGCGGCGGCGCTGGCGGGGCAGCCTTGCCTGTGTTGGCAAAGTTAGAAGCGAACACCAGCCCCTTCTCTGCACACTCGTCGCGATGGGCCTTGACCTGCTCAATGACGTCTCGCGGGTTCGCGCCGCGCTTGCGCATGACTTCGACCTCGCTGGCGAAGCCGTCCAGGACAAGTGAATGCCAGGCCGTTGCCTCCTTCAGCGGATCGATCCAGGGCATCGACTGGCCAACGAAGAGCGCGTCGTCGGCTGTCTGAGGCTCCACGTCTGCCGGCATCGGCACCACACCCGACAGCCGTGCGGCCAGCACGAAGTCGTTCCAGGTCGGCTGCACGAACTGGCCGACGAATTCGTCGCACAGCACCGCGTAGTGGATCCACTGCTCCACGAGCTCCTGCCGCTGGGAGGAATAGGTGCCGCTGTAGTCGCGCGCGATGCTCGAGTAGCTGCCGCCCAGACCGGCAGCGACGGCGCGCAACTGCCCCTGCCGGAACGTGACCAGGTTTGGGTTTGGACGGTTGGAGTCGATCATGCCGATCTCCTCGCCCACGCCCAGGTTGTCGATGATCATGCCCGGCGAAAAGTGCAGCTCGCGGGCCTGGCCCGCGGCGCCGTCGCCGGTGTCGGGATAGTGCTCGGGCGAGCCCTTCTTGACGTATGCGGTCAGGGACGCTGCCACCTTGGCGGCGATGCGCTCGGACTCTTCGTAGTCCTTGATATCTTCGAGGCGGCCGATGACGCTGGCGAATTCGGACACGCCACGCATCTGGCCGATACGGTCGAGCGACGCGATATGGTGCATGCGGCCAGCCTCAATACGCTTGAGCTCGTAGCTGCCTTTCGTCCAGCTGTCGCCGCCGGGGAATTCCTTGTAGGCCCAGTAGCCGGTCGGCTTGCCCCAGGTGTTGCTCTCGATGCCCTGGCGGATCCTACGCGCTTGGTCGTCGTAGTCGAACGGGATGAGATCGGGCTCGATCAGCTCGAGCGAGTACGGCACCCGGCTGCCATGGTCGAGCAACGGTACAGCGCCGGTGAGGCGCTGCGTAAAGCATTCGCCGTCGCGCAGCCAGGTCTTGGCTACCATGCGCTGGACCTTGCTCCAGTGGTGCCGCTGCGTGACTTCCGGCGTCTGCGCCCAGTCGCGGTATGCCTTCCTCAAGGCGGCGGCATACTCGACGTGGATGGACCCATCGCGGCGCCGCGGCTGCGGCTCGATGCCGATGCCGTTCGAGCCCACAACGTTGTTCACCAGGGTGCGCAGTGCACCCCGCGCGATATCGTGGTTCGCCTCGAGGTGGCGGGCCAGGCCTCGCAGACCCACCGCCCCCATCTGCGAGCCGGCGTTCGGCGAACCGTTGGCCTTGCGCCCCTTGCGCAGACGCGACGGCTTAGCCGCCTCGTACTGGCTCAGCACGTTGCGCGCGGCCAGGCGGCGCACGCCCGCGCCCGGGGCGAAGAATGCGACCGCCCGATCGAAGAAGTTGAGCTGGACTTTCGGGTCGACCTTCATCGTTAGCGGTCCCCGAAGCTGGCGACGGAGAACGACATGCCGCCGATCGATGGCCGGCAGCTGGCCATACGGGCTTGCTGGGCGGCACGTGCTTCCCACTCGCGGCGGCCCGCGCGGATCTCCTGAAGATTTTCCATAGACATCGAACGGCCCTGGAAGGTGATGGTCTTGCCGGCCAGGACGGCCAGCTCGGCCTTTGTGTACTCGGCCACCATGGTTGCTGCGGTAGTCATTGGACGCTCCTTGATCTGAGCGCCCAACACTACCTACGGCGCAGTCCCATTTCTAGGGAGAAATGGGACTGGATGAGCGCACCATCGGAGCAGCTCAATGCACATCAGTCGCCCTTGATGACCAAGTAGAACTGGGTCCGGCTGATGTTGTATTCCGCCATCAGCTCCTTCCTGTTGCGACCGTTGTATTTCGCCCGGATCTCCACGGCCCTGGCTTCGGGGTCCACGTTGCTCTTCTTGACATAGACCTCCTGGCCGCCCCACTGCATCCGGAGCATGCTGTCGATCAGCTGCTGCTTCTCCGGCGGGAACACCGACAGGCCGAGCGTGGCACCGACCAGGTTGACAAAGGCGCCAACAATGTCGTTTTCGTTTTGCATTATCCAAATCCCCTACTGGACCAATCATCAGACGCGAATCGGTTGCCCGCGTTCCTGTTCTTTACCGGCGCCGGCGGCGTGGCCGGTGCTGGCGGTTTCGGTTTCGATGCCGGCGGCACCGGCTTTACCGGCTCGGGCGCCGCTGCAGCCGACTGGCTGAAGAGGTCCCCGATCGCTGGCTGGACTTCGGCCTCGAGGGCGTCCCACCACTTGGCCGGCTTCTTGGCCAGCTCCAGGTGCGTTTCGAGCCAGACCGCGTAGACCGTGCAGTCCCACGCTTCCACTCGCTTGCGCAGCGCCGTCCAGCGCGATTCCTTTCCGCCGGCGGTAGCCCGCTCCACTCGTGCTTCGCCTGCCATCTGCGCAAAGTATTCATCCGTCGACTCCTTTGAAAAGTGCATGTAGCCGGCCCCCGGCTTCGTGATCTGCAGTCGGCCGTAGATCAGGTCCTTGGCCAGGTTGGTGCCGACCTGCCACAGAAACAGGCCGCGCTTCTTTGTCTTGCCGCGCCAGTCGATGTCGACCTTCGAGACGCCATCCTTGATGTGCTTCTCCCGACCCGAGCGCCCCTTCACGGCAAACACCTTCCGGCCCAGCGCACTCTGCGCGTGCACGAACGCGTACACCGCCTGGGTGTGGTGGCCACCGGTGTCGATCGCGGCCGCGTAGATGCGCAGCTGCTGACCGCTCGCATGTGCGAACTCGGTCTCGAACAGGTACTCGGCGACGTCCTGCCACACCTGATCCTCGCTCGGGTTGCCATACAAGATGCGGTGGTCGATCTTCCAGGTCTCGCAACCGCGGCCATATCCGCGCACCGTGACCTCGATCCGGTTGTCCTGGGTGTCGCAGCCGGCCAGCAGCCGCACGCACCCCATCGGCACGGTGCCGAGCTTGTAGGGCTCGGCGCGCTCCTTCAGCTGGTCCGCATCGCTCTTCTCCTGCTCCAGCGCCCAGACCTCGCCCAAGGTCGTGTTGGTGAACGTCTTGAGCTTGGTGATGTCGCCGCCCTGCGCCGCCTCGTAGGCCTCCAGGAATTCCTCGACTAGCCGCGACCAGGTCACCAGCGGGCTGTATGCGGTCCAGACGTGGAAGGCGATATGCTCGAGCGCCGGGATCTCATCGCCGGCCGCGTTGCGGAACACGCCGGCGGCGTCCACCGTGATGCTGCCGTCGTCGTTCTGCCAGCGGCCCTGGTCGGCCACGGCCAGGAACTGCGCCTGGGTGACCAGGCAGTGGCAGTGCGGACACAGGTGACGCACCGTTTCCGGATCGCCGTTCACCCACTTTAAGCCGTGCTGCTCATCCTTCTTGCCCCATGTCAGCGCGTGGAACTCGCCGCACTCCGGACAGGGGATCGCGTACTTGAGGCGCACGTCCGCCGCCTGGTAGCGATCGTCGATGAGCGAGAAGCCCTGCAGCTTCGGCGTCGAGCCAGTGATCATCTTGGGGAAGGTCGCGCCTTCCACGCGCTTGGCCGCCAGCACGTCAGGCGAGCCTTCCTTCTCGACGTCGCGGTCGAACGCATCCAGTTCGTCCAGCAACGCGACGTCGACCGAGATCCGGCGGTACGCACGCGCGGCCGTCCCGCCGCGCGTGTGCAGAAGGCAGCCCAGGAACTTCTTCTGCGCGAGGGTGTTGTCCTTGTGCCTGGAGACGTGCGCCGGCATCGCCTTGCGCATGACCTTCACGTCGCGCAGCATCGTGTCGAGCTCGGTCTTGACGAACTCGTCGCTGTCGCCATCGGTCGGCTGCCAGAGTGCCTGGTTGCGCCGCTTGTGCTCGGCGAAGTAGCCGACGGCCGCCAGCAGCATCTTGGTGTAGCCGACCCGGGCCGACTTCTTGAAGTCGATCGCGCGGATGTCGTCGTTGCTGATGCACGCCAGGATCCCGCGCTGGAATGGCCACGGCCGCCAGGCCTGCTCGACGTACGACGATTCGGCCGACAGGTAAAAGTGCTCTGCAGCCCACTCCTCGAGCGTCATTGGCGGCGGCACGCCGAACGTGCCCAAGCCGCGCGCCACGGTCCTGGCCAGCTCGGGCGACTGCCAGTTCAGCACCTCGTGCATGCTGCTCATGGCGCGAGCTCCTCGCCCTCGGCGTCGTCCTCTTCTTCGTCAGGCTCGCGCAGATCCTCCAGCGACATGACGGCGACCACGTTGCGCACGCGCGCGATCTCGCCCGCGATGTTCTTGATCTCGTCGCCCGACAAGCTGGGCACCCGGCGCTTCACGGCACCAGGGATCGCCTCCAGGATGCCGGCGATGCGGCCGCCGGCCTTGGACAGCACTTCCTCGATCAGTGCGACGGGCGCCAGCTCGCCGCGCGTGACCGCGTTCTGCATCTCGATCTTTTCGCGCTGCGCCTTTGCCAGGCCTGCGCGCTCGGTCGCCAGGTCCAGCTCGCCATTGGCGGCGCGGCCGGCCGCCTGTTCGCGCAGGTGCGAGCAGTACGCAAGCAGTAGCTGCTCGGCGTCCATCCCCTTGTCGAGGACGCCTCTGCCGACCAGGTTGCCGATGGCCTGCTGGCTGACACCGACGAGCGCACCGAATGCTGCCTGTGTCATCGGCATGGTTAGATCAATGGTGGACAATACAACCCCCTTAGGACGGGTCTGTGACTAGAGAAAACTCGGGGTTCGAATTACCCTTGAAGGGCCCCCTCCCGGGAGTACCTTGGAAATCGCAAAAGGTCAGCGCTGCGTCGCCCGCGCCTCGGCCAGCGCGCGGCTGAACTCGCCGGCGAAGTGCTGTTCGATCGTCGACGTGGCCACGTAGTCGAAGTCGAATGTCTTCTGGTAGACGACGTTGCGCACGAAGATCATCACCGCCCTGATTGCCGTGCCTCGTGCGAAGTGGACGCGCTGGTAGACCCCGAGCGGAAGGCGATCACCTGGGCGCCCAACGAAGTAGGAAACGCCCTGGCGCGTCCTGCTCCCGCGCTGCAGCGCCTCCCGCCGCTTGTCGCTCATGTTCGCCTTATACCCAGCTTCCGGGAACGCCCTGAGGTACGCGAGAATCTGGACGATCTGGCCGCGGTTCATGTTGCCGTAGGCGTCCAGCTCTGCACCTTCGCCGGGGACGACACGATAGCCAGGCGGCAGCGCGCCGATCGACTCCAGCGCGCGCTCGAAGCGCTTCTGTCCGCGAGTGCCACCTTTGATCTGCGCCTCCAGGTATTTCGCTGCCGGCGTGCTGCTCTTGCTGGCGAAGTCCTTGAGCTTGACCTCGGCGGTCAGGTTCGATGCTGTCGCCGGCCGCACGAAAAGGCCCGACATCGTGAACGGCGTGGGCCGGTCGAAGCTGTCCCGCATTTCATGCTGCTCTGCGGCCTCGACTCTCTTAGCCGTCCGGGTCAGAGCTACACGCGTGGCGAACTTCACCTGCTTTTCCTCCACCAGGGTTCCGGTGGTGAGCTGCCTGATCGCATCGCGCACGTCGACTGCCATCGTTCTTCCTTCGTGTAGACGTCTGCACAAGACGCAGCGGTCGATGGCGAGCGTCATCCACAACCTGCGCCGATTCGGCGTCCAGCGTTCGCTTGAGGTTCGGGATTGGAGCCACTATCATGGGCTCCGACGGTTTGCCAGGTGACGGCGCTGTCGTGCTGAAAACAAAAAAGCCCGCGACCTTTCGGGGCGGGCTTTGCTCGTGTGTTAGACGCAATATCGACATCTAGGACGCGTATCCTAATGGAAATATCGTCTCGTGGCAATATTCCGTTGCATTGCCCTGGACAGCGTGCGCTCGGCCTCCTCCAAAGCCTGCTCGTAGGAGTGCTCGGGGAACCGCCACACCGTGGCGATTCCGAACGCCTTGCGCACCGCCCACCACTGGATGCGCGGCAGGTTGTCGATCATGATCTCGACCGCCGAACCGCATGCCATGAATTCTTTCACGTCCTGCGGGTTTGCCCACCCATTCGAGTGCTGCTGATCAGCCAGCGTCATCCAGCGCGCCCAGGTCTTCATCACCTTCCGAAACGGGCTGTCCCGCTCGACATCCGCGCCGCCTACACCGCGGCTGCTTAAGACCATCTCGCCCACCCCATCCGCAGCCGCGGCTACTTCGATCCATTCGTTCGCCTCGTGTTGCATCTGCACCCCTTCCATATCCTGCCCCTTTGCTGTTCTCACATTCATCGTCACTGCCATGGCCGGCCCTTGCCGGGTTGCTCCCCACCTGTCCTTCAACATCGGCCATCCCTGCATCCGGACTGCCTGTATCCACTGCTCGCCCTGCTTTCGATCCGTCCAACCGCTGAAGGGTTGGCGAAAAGGTTGGACGGCTGGAACCCGCATGGATGCTGTGTTTGCCAACCTCCCAACCTACCTAACCTCTTTCTAAGTTCTGCCAGAAGGGGCAAGAGCCACATCGACCCGTCGCGCACGTATACGCGGGTGTGCGCGGGGGCGCGTGTCGGTTGGCGAGGTTGGGAGGTTGGGAAACCCACTATCCATGCGGGTTTCAGCCGTCTAACCTCAAAAAAGCGAGGTTGGACGGCTGTCCGTCCTTGGGCGAGAATCGCTACCTTGAGCAGCGACGACAGCACCTTTTCCGCTTGCGCACGATGCGCCCGCGATCCCTGGTGAGTCGCCGTCATGATCACGGCTGCGTGTTTAATTTGGCAGGCCATTTCCCACCTCGCCCCCTGCAGAAGCTGCCTTCGGCCGCTCGTAAAAATACTCGCGTGCGCCTTCCGTACTCCGCTCCTTGCTCCATCCCAGCTTGCGCATGATCGCGCCGATACGCATCGTCTCTGCCCGCGCTGGCCCCATCTTCGACAACTCGAAGTGCAGCGCCCTGGTCAGCAGCTCGCGCGCGGTGATGCGCGTGACCTTGCCAACCATCGTCGGCTTGCCTTCGGTGTCCATCCCTTCCAGATATTCGTACACGCGTCCATGCCATGGATCCGGGATCTCGCGGCTTTCCTGCATCGGACTGATCAGGCGCTGCTGCTGCTCGTATGTCGGCCACCACTGGACGCCGGCATTCATCAGCGCAATCGCTTCGCCGAATAGCTGGTCGCGATCCGCGATCAGCGCTTCAATATCGAGGCGCCCCGTCTCGACCGGCCAGAAGCGCCGGTTCCCGGTTGAGTCCTTGAAATAGGCGTCTTCGTTCGTCGTCGCGGCGAAAGCGCATCGGCGCGGCATGTTCTTCATGCGGCGGCCGTATGGCTCGCGGAAGCGGTCGACGGTGCTGGACATGAAGGCCTTGATGGCTGTGACCTCGGAACGGTTGAACTGCTCGAGCTCGGCGACCTCATACAGCAGCACCCCCTGGATCGACAAGTAGCCGTCCTTCTCGCCCATCCGGAAAGGCGTGTCGGCAAACCAGTCGCCGCCCAGCACCTTGAGCGCGGTCGATTTACCACGGCCCTGGCCGCCTTCGAACACTGGCGCGTGGTCGTTCTTTACCCCCGGCCGGTAGCCGCGGACCACGATCCCGATGAAGAACATCGTGGCCACCAGCCGCAGGTACTCCGAGTCGGCTGCGCCCCAATACGTGGTGAAGGCCGTCGCTACCCGCGCCTGCCCGTCCCACATGGATGCGCAGCGGTCGAAGTAATCCACGACCGGATTGAAGGAATGTTCGCGTGCTGCCTGAGCGACACCGCGCTCGATGTCGCCGATCGACGCCAGGACGAGGCTGTGATGCTCGGCCATGTACATGCCCAGGCGGAAATCGTCGGACTCGGTCCATTCGCCTGGCTCGCTTGGCCATGGTGTCGGGCGGCGCTTCATCTGTAGGCCGGAGAACATGTCCAGGCCGACCAGGCCGATCAGGCGCGGGTCGTTCTCCATCACCATGTAGACGTTCTCACGGCACCCCTTCACGCCGCCGTTCGCCGTCTGGATCAGCATCTGGCGAAGCTGCTTCTTCGACACGCCCGCGCCAGCCGGCAGTGGGGTGGAAGCACCTGCCGGCGCCGCGTCGAGTTGCTCGGCTACCCATGCTGGCACATCGTCAGCAGACGGCTCCTGCACCAGCTCGTCGTCGTCCTCGGCCGCCTGATCGGCTCGCAGCCTAGTGAGCCAGGCGACGACCTGCTCCTCGGTGGCGCCGCCATCGATCAGGTCGGCAATATCCCACCCATCGGCCACATCGCCAGGTGCAGGAATATCGATGAAGAACACGCTGCAGTCCTGCGCCTGCAGGATCGCCGCGACCTGGACCATGGCGACCATGCCCGGCTGCTCACATTCAGGCATGATCTGGCCGGCGTATTCGTGGCCTTCCTTGTAGACCTTGGCGTCGGCGTCAGCCCACAGGATCACGTTGCGGCCGCGGATCGCGGACCAATCAGATTTTTTGACAGCCTTGCCGCCGCCGGACCACGTCAGCACCTCGAAGTTCTCATGTACGGCCTGCAGCCCAACAGCCTTATCGACGCACTTCTCGCCCTCGAGGACCAGCACCGGCAGTTCGGGCCGGTGTGGCCCACGCAGATAGAGCGGCCTCGGCTCAGGGAAGGCCATCCACCGCCATTCCTTCCGTCCGGAGTCCGCGTTGCGCGCATAAACGCAGGGCAGCACTTCCTTGCCCCCGTCAGAACGCAGGAACCGGTAGATCACGCCGAGCAGTTGGCCATCGACGTCGCGGTATTCCCAGGATGCTTCGGGTCGGCCACGGACCACGTGGGCTTTCGGTGGCGGTCCAGCGTCCTGCGGGACCGGCAGCATCGGCTCCCATGGCGTCCGCGATTTTTTTTCGGCAGGTGCTTCTACCCCTTTGCCGGCTTGCGCAGGCGTGCGATTAGGGGGCTGTTTCGGCTTCAAGACAATCGGTGCGCTTCCGTTACCACTCGGCTTATCGCGCGGGGTCAGCGGAATACCAAGGCGCTCGGCCAGGGCCGCGCAGGCGCGGCCAGGAGAGAGGCTGTTGACGAAGGCGTAGAGCGAGATCAGATCGCCGCCGGCTTCGCCGTCGGAGAAGTCAGACCAGACCCCGGCCTTGTCGCCGGTGAGACGAATGCGCAGCGACTGGCCAGCCTCACCGTCGCGCGATCCAATGCAGAATTCGTGGCCTTCCCGCACGCCGTTCGGGAACCATTCGGCGAGGAGAGTTTCAATTTGGTTGAGCGCTGCGCGCCCAACAGCAATAAAATCTTGACCGGTCACGTAGTCGCCTTCTCTACGTGATCGACGAGTTCATTCGCCATGCGCGAGGGGATGTCGCGATATGCGAGCGAACCTGGCCGCATCGACACCAGGCGTGGGCGATTCTTGAGGGACAGCGGCCGCATCGGCGGCGCGTAGCGGCCGGGCGTCACTACCGCGACCTCGGCTACTGGCGCCGGCTCTGGCTCTACAAGCTGGCGGCCCCAGACCGTCAGCAGTACCGTCTCGTTGGTCCTGACCACGAGGCCCTGGCGCTCGAGCAGTCCGATGACGGCCACGTCGAACTCCGCGCGCGCACGCGGATAAACTACTGCGCGAAGCAGCGCTGTCGGCGTCGACGTCCCGCCACACCGCACTAGGTGAAGCAAGACCGAATGTGCGCGGCTTCCTGCGCGCGGCAGACGATGCAGTGTCATTCCGCCTCCCTCCCGCCCTGCGGTGCATAGATGCGCAACGTAAGCGCGAGGAGTTCGGCGACGACCTTGTGCAGCTCGGCGGCGTCGTGCTCGAGGATGGCCTGCTCACGACGGTCGATCAGGTCGTCCGCCGTCGCCGCGGTAAAGTCCTTGGAAAACTCTCCCAGTCGCGCATAGAGCGTCTGGAACTTGGACATCAGCAGCTCGTTACCTTCGTCGAGATCGTCAGGCAGCTTGAGGAAGGTGCCGCCGCTCGCGGTTGCGATCGCCTCGGCAAAGTGGGTGGTCTGCGAGAACGCCTGGATCTGCAGCGCGGTTTCGACCGTGACGCCTTGCCCCTTGCGCTCATACACGCGGTTCTCGAGCGCGTCACGGCTCATGCCTAACGCGCCCGCCATAGCATCCCAGCCACCGGGAAATGCCTTGATCATGGACAGGTAAGATTGCCTCAGGTTCACAACTGCCTCTCTTTCACTGTGGTTGCCGCGACCTACGCGTCAACCTATTCTTGCAATATGGATACTTATCCTGCGATTTTATTTCCGTATGGAAACTTTATAGACGTGACTCAACTGCAACGTAGTGCTGACGCTAGTTGAATTTGTTAAGCCGACTGCTCTTCAGGGCAGGTAATGGTGAGCAGCGAAATATCTGCGAAAGACTCATCGTCAGCCTGGCCGGCGCCCGCTGTTCGAGCGGGTTGCGTAAGGGCTAGCTCCGGCCATATCAGTTCCCAGTCATCGGGACGAAGCTCAGGCCGCGTGACCTCCCCCTCAGTTGCGCGTTCGATCGCAACACAACGCTCCGGAGGAATAGGACGCTTAGCATTCGCCCATTGATTGATCAACACTGGCGTGATGCCGAGCTTCGTCGCGAGCTCGCGCTGGGTGGCCCGGGTTTTGACGTAGTCGAGTAGTTTCATGGCACAGACTATAGCAATTTGCTTTTGATCGTGCAATAGCAATTTGCGCATTCCATACATAAGCGTTTTGCTTTTAAATTGATACATGACAACCGTAAAAGAATTACGCCTCGAGAACCTCAGGTCATTGGTCGCTGAGTTCAAGACAGCAGATGCTGTCGCGCAGCGGGCACAAACCGCCCCCATGTATCTCAGTCAGATCTTGAACGGTGCTAAATCGTCTACAGGTAACGCACGCGGAATTGGCGACAAGCTGGCGCGCAAGCTGGAAGAAGGCTGCGGTAAGGAAGTTGGCTGGATGGATAGACCGCATCGTAACGTCGCTGCACAGTTCGATGAGAATGTCGTTCCTGCGGCAGTTGGTCTGCGACCAGTACCCGTGATTTCATCAGTTCAAGCTGGCGCGCTTAGGGATATGGAGAGCCCGTATCCGCCCGGCGCCGGCTACGCCTATGAGTACACGGATCAAGATCTGTCGGCATGGGCGTTCGCACTTGACGTCGAAGGCCTTTCAATGCTGCCCGACTTCCGGCCAGGCGATCGCATCATTGTCGACCCGGATATGGCTCCGAACCCTGGAGACTTCGTAGTCGCTCGTAACGGCAGTGCGCAGGCCACCTTCAAAAAATACCGCCCGCGCGGTATTGATGCGGCAGGAAATGAAATCTTCGAGCTTGTACCGCTCAACGACGACTATCCAACGCTTCGTAGCGATACTGAGCTGTTGTCGGTCATAGGCGTAGTTACCGAACATCGGAAAAAGTTAAGAAAGCAGTAGGAGCAACAGCCACGCATGAGGGATGAAGTACCTAAAATTAGCGGTCCTGGGTATTACCGCATTAACGTAGCGGGAGAGAGTTTCTATCGCGATAGTCTCATTCGAATTTGCGGCCCGCGGCGCGAGGATGGCGTCAACATCGAGACCTACGCGGAATTGGTCCTGCAGGACGATAATCCTTACGACAAGTTTGCGGTCCAGGTATGGATCGACGGACATCAGGTCGGGCACCTTCCCCGCGAGTCAGCCCGCGCTTTCCGTCGTATCGTCCGCTATGGGCAGCTGAGTCAGCATGAACGGTTCAAATGCGCTGCCGTTATTAGAGGCGGTTGGGATCGCGGCGCTGGCGACCACGGTGACTACGGGGTGCGGCTAGACCTTCCTCAGGACGACGATTAACAAACACCGGTATTACGCACTCACGCAGCCGCTCGAAGACCCGCCTTGCGCGGGTTTTTTTTCGTCCGTTACTAAGCGGAGATACCTTTCCTTCTGGCCACCCATCCAAATAAAAGCAAATTGCTCTTGCTCGTCTAAAAGCAAATTGCTATAGTTGCGCTCGTAGTGTCAACCACCGAGGGCAACATGATTCCGTTTCGCGTCACCGTAGCCACCAAAGCCGGCCGGCTCACCTACTTCGTAGTCTCGTCCTCGAGCTACGAAGCGTGGCTTGAGGCTGCAAGCCGATTTGAACAGCCACATCCGATCTCGGTGGTACGGGCATGAGCGCTGCAACAACAGCACGTCCGCCGAAAGGCAAAGCTCGCGTCGGCACCGGCAACCTCAGCCAGGCCTTACATCATGCACGCGACCGCAATGCCCTGAATCGCTTCTGCAGTGCACACGTCTGCACTCCGGCCGAAGTGTCGGAAGACGGCATGCATCTGCACCTGCCCAGCGTTCTCCAGCTCATGCGAACCCGTGGCTACGAAGTTTCCGCGCCGATCAAACCTCAGCATCAGCCGAAAGCCCGGCAGGGCCTCACTGCATGGGTCGTGCACATCCGCGTCCGACACGTCGAGTTCGATGTCGCTTTTTATATGCCGACGGCGGTCGGGAACGGCGCCGCTAACAAACCCCAACTTTCCAGACTGGAGCATGCATGACCCCTACCGCCCTGACCCTTTTAGCAGCTCCGCAACTGCCAGCAGTGGGCGACCAGGCGATCGTCGTCGACGAGCTAGTGACAAACGCTGGAGAGTTTGGCCACTTTAACCTGATTGACATCCGTATCTCGAAAACGAACAGGAAGCGTTTCGACTTGGTCAAGCTCAATGAGTTGGCCGCGAGCATCAAGGCTAAAGGCGTCGCGCAGCCGATTCTGTTACGCCCTGTTGAGCCGACGCCGGATGAGCCACAGAAGTATGAGATCGTCGCCGGCGAGCGCCGCTTCCGCGCGTCAATCATTGCCGGGCTTTCGATTATTCCCGCGCTACTTCGCACGCTTACCGATGTCGAGGCCCTCGAATTACAAATCCTCGAGAACCTGCAGCGCGACGATCCTCATCCGCTCGAGGAGGCGGAAGGGTACGAGCGTCTTATGCTCGAGCGGAACTACGACGTCGACCAGCTGGCCTACAGAGTCAGTAGAAGCCGGTCCTATGTCTATGGCCGCCTCAAGCTGTGCGCGCTGACTACGAGCGTGCGCGAGCAGTTCCTTGAAGACAAATTCAGCGCAGCGACCGCGCTGCTGATTGCGCGCATTCCAAATCCCTCGCTCCAGGTGAAGGCCGCGATGGAAGTCAGCCAAACCGACTGGCAGGGCAACCCGATGTCATATCGATCGCAACGTGATCTGCTCCGCCGGCGCTTCATGTTGGACCTGAAAAATGCAGTCTTTGCGGTCAAAGATGCTGCGCTGCTGGCGGATATCGGTTCGTGCGTCGAATGCCCAAAGCGCAGCGGCAACCAGGAGGAAGCCTTCGAGAGCGAAAACCACGCTAACCTCTGCACCGATCCTGACTGTTTCGCCGAGAAGACTGCTGCGCACTCGAAGAAGGCGAAGCAGAAGGCTGAGGACCGCGGCCATTCCGTCATCAGCGGCGAGGCAGCCAAGAAGATCATGCCGAACTCATACGGCAATCTCAAGGACGGCTATTCCGACGTCGATCGCGAGTTCTATGTCTCGGGCAGCGGCTCGACGAGCTACCGCAAGATCCTCGGCAAACAGACCCCAAAGGGCGTGCTGCTGGAGAGCCCGTTCGAGCCAGGCAAGCTCATCACCATTGCCAAGACCGACGAGCTGGAAGACCTGGTGACGCAAGTTGCCGGCAGCGGCAAGACCGAGGCATCGGCAGCCGCGAAGCAAAAGGCCCAGGAGAAGCAGAAGGAGCAGGCGGCCGCGCTCGAGAAGCGCTACCGCCGCGAACTGTTTGTATCCATCCGCGACGCCGGCCGAATCGAGGATACCCCGATCAATGAGCAGGAGGTGGCCGCCCTCCTGTTCCGGAACTCCCCCAACTCCGAAGACGGCTTCATCCGGAAGCTCTACGGCTGGACCGGCAAAGAATTCGAATCGGGCACTTGGGACGGAAAGTATGTCACCGGAACGAACAGAATTTGCGACGCAATCCGCCAGATGACACCTGAAGCGGCACGTCAGCTGATCCGCGACATGACCCTCATCCGCGAACTGGAAGTCAGCACCTACTCATACAGCAAAGCGGACCGTCCGACGCTCATGCTTGCCGCTGCAGAGCGTCTCGGCATCGATGCCGAGGCCATGAAGTCGGCACTGAACAAGGAAGCCAAGCAGCTGGCTGACGAGAAGGCGGCGAAGAAGGCAAGGGCCGCGAGCAAGGGCAAGGCCGCGACGCCCGCACAGGCGGTTCTGCCAGAGGTAGCGAAACACGACAAGAGCGCGACGGCGCCTGCAGCAGAAGCCGATTCAAAGGCCCGCGCTGCATCGACCGAGGTGCGCTATCGGCATCCGGATCTCACGCAAACTTGGACCGGCCGTGGCCGTGCGCCGAAGTGGGTCCGCGACTGGATCGACGCCGGCAAGACCCTCGATAGCCTGCAGGTGTCGCCTGCTCCCGCAGCACCTCTCCAGGCGCAGGTAATGCAATGACGTTGAGCGAACAAAGCGTGAGCGCGATCGCCAGGGCCCTGCTTAATGACCGCAAGACCCTGGTCGAGAGCCTTGAGTTCTGGAGCGACCCCGGCCGCGCCCGTCGATATCCAAACCGCCACGCGGCAATCGTGGCCGACCTGGACGAGAACGCGAGTGCATTGGCCGAGCTCGCCGAGGGCTTCGCTCCTTGGCTAAAACAGCGTAACGACTGGCCGACCATCGCTCGCACTATCCCAGCAAAACACTGAAAGCACGCTATGAAAAACACCCTGAACACTGCCCTTATCAACTTCAGCGATGCAGCCGCCCGCAACTTGGCAGCGCCCATTGCAGCCGTCAATGCAGCTTGCGAAGCCCTCAAGGCGATGATCACGCCGGCAGCGGCGCCGGCGATCGCCGCACGGCCAGCGCACTGCGGCAACATCATGACGCTGCTGGCCCACCTGTGCGACATGCACGACGAGCTGCAGCTATGGATCCTCCGCTGGCTGGCGTACCCGCTGCGAAACCCTGGCGCCAGGATGTCTACCGCCTTGGTCTTCAATGGCAGCGAAGGCTCGGGCAAATCGCTGTTCATGAATTTCGTCGTCGCCGAGATCTACGGCGATAGTGCCGCAAAAATCCGGCCACGCGACTTGCATAGCACGTTCAATGGATGGATGGAAGGTGCGAGCCTGGCCGTGGTCGACGGTGGTTTCGCCCGATCGCATATCGCAAAGATGAAGGCTGCGATGACGGCCCAATCGTTCGTCATCGAGCGCAAGGGACAAACTTCGCGCATGGTGTCGAACCGGCTGAATTTCATCTATGTCACCAGCACCCCTGACTTCCTGCCGGCCGACATCGGCAACCGCCGGTTCACGGTCATCGAAGTGCCGCCCCGGCAGCAGCGCGCCTTCTACCAGGCTGTGGTGCACGAGATCGCCGAGGGCGGCGTCGACGCGTTTCGTGACTACCTGATGCACGGCCTCGACATGGGCGAGTTTAACGAGCGCACCCCTCCACCAGCTGGCATATTCTTCGACGATGGGAGGACCGCATGAGCCTGCTGGCGAGCGACTACGTAGGCCCGGTGGCCGGCGGCAGCGTGGTGTATGTGATCGTCGGCGATCGCGCGAAGTTCGATCAGATCGCCCGACCAGTGACCGAACACCCTGCAGGCCCTGCCGGCAGGGTGTTGACGAAGACCATAGGGGCCACCGCGCGCAGCGAAGACGGTCTAGTCATTTTCCAGCACTGGCCTGACAGCTCGATCAGCCAGGGGGAGAAACCATGACGGGCCCTGTACCAGGCACCCAGGACGAGCCGAACGACCCAACCGCGTACAGGCATCACCTGTTACTGCTCAAGTCCATGCACTGTGCTCGCCCAGTGGTGCATGAAGGGCTGAAGCAGTTCATCAGCTGCTTGACGGCTAACCGCGACGGCGGGCGCATCTCGATGACCGTCTACCTGGCCGGCAAGGTCGGAGGCTTCGACAGCTCCGAAATTCAGATCATGGAGGGATAGCTTATGTCCATCGCGATTTTCACGACATTGCTGCAACCGCTGCAGGCGGGCCTCAACAGGATCACCCAAGCCCTGCCGCAAGACACCTGCACCCACGACTGCAGCCAGGGCCGTCGCTGCACGTGCTCGCATCGATGCGAACCGCGCTGCGCGGCCAGCGGCGAGCGAGCTGGCCAGCCGCACAAGGGTACCTGCCCATTCAAGAATTTTGCTTAATCAAGTTACCGAGCCTCACATGCAAACCGAATTCATGCTCCTGTCGATCTACAACAAGCCACGCCTGACCCTCAAGGAGGTCTGCCAGGCGATCGGCATGTCGTTGAAGACCGCGTACAACCACCGGTCGGCCCAGACCTTCCCTATCCCGATGTCGGGCGACCCGCTGCACGCCGACATCCGCGATGTAGCGGCATACGTCGACGAACTCCGCGAGGCTGGAAAGAAGCCCGCTGCAAATACGTGAGTTCTCACGGTAATTCCTGAGCGAGATCAACATGGAATGGACCAACGACGAAGACACGCAGCCGGCACAAAGCTCACCAAAGCGTGGTCGACCTCCGACCGGCAAGGCCATGAGTGCGGCCGATCGGCAGGCTCGCCGCGTGGCCAAGCTTGAGGCTGAGGGCAAAGCCCTACTGCCGCGCATTGCGGTTTCACGCGAAGTACAACAGGCCCTGTACAAGTTCATCCAGTTCAAGGACATGACGCTCGGGGATGCGCTAGAACGGATCCTTCACGACCGCCTCATCCGCAAACGCTAG